GCAATTTCTATACTGTCTTTGAAAGACAAAACTCAGAGACAGAATGCCCTAAAGAAGCTGCCAGCACCAATACGCCCTCACATTGAGAATGAGGTCTGGCGGATTTATAAGAAGAGGAAGTCAGGATGAAGTTCTTTATTACCATGAATATGCCGTCTCGAAACGGTGGAAGTGTCCACCAGATCATCGGTGAGCATCCCGCAAGCTCGCTTGAGGAGTTCAGCGAAATCCTGAATGAGAGCGAGTTTGTGGTCGTTGAGGAGTTCTACAACAAGAACGATGGAACCATGTTCAGCCACGGCGAGATCGTACTTAACACGATGCACATTGGTAAGGTGCGGGGGTCTGACAAATGAGCAAGAGGAAGGCCGTTGCCACCATCACCAAGAGTGAGAAGAACCCACGGGTGGCGTATATCATCATACCATCCACCATGGTGCCAGACATCCCGTTTGTTGACGTTATGCAAAACAGCTATGGTGACATCGGCTTCAAGTTCCACCACGGCGGTGACTCGACAGCCAACAGGACGAGCAGGCAGAGCGCGACCGTTCGGGTCACGTTTCCAGCCGTCATTGCCAAGAACTTGCCAGTAGGCAGCTTTGACTGCGAACTGGTCAAGTATGGCGACATCTTCAAGGTTGTGATGGCCAAATAACGTTGTAAGGGAAGCCCGATTGCTGGGGGACATTTAGCAGTGCGGTGCGGTAGTCAGCCCACGCCAGCTGCTTATCTGGTGACATTTCGGCCCAGCGCAGGGGGTTGCTAACCATGCGGTCAACCACTGTCAGGAGAATTTTATTTCGCTTGGCGCGAACATCAGAGGCCGCAATCTCATTTAATTCCTCCTGTGTGGGGGGCTTATAGGGGATTGTAGATGGGTCTGCATCAAGCCTTGCGTGAAGCTCCGCCACGTCAAACATTGCGCCAGTGTCGTGCGGATCGCAAGTAAATGGAATCCATCCGTAAATCGGGTGATTGATCTCACAGTCGATCAATGTGTCATTAAAGCGTTTTGGGTTGCGATATTCCATTATGAAATCCTCAAAAATAGGCCAGTCCATCTGTCTTCACTTCCAGTCCATGACCCGCTCATCAGTCTCCACGTACCAGTCGGCACTCCACTCAAGGTAAGGCCAAAAAAATCACTGCCGCCCTGATCGTATATAACTGCGTAAAGTAGGCTACTCCCCAACCTCGTGTCGCCTCTAGTCAAACCTCCAGAGGTATCCCCAAGGTATGCGTATGTACCCACAGCATTAAGTGTGCCGCCAGCAGTTTCAGCCAATACTTGTGCGGTTGTAAGGAAATTTTCAAACGCCTGAGAGGTACGCAGGGGTGTCATAAAATTCAGGTTATTAGTACCCGCCTCAGCCTCAGCCTGAGTGGCGATAACAACCTGAGCGTCAATGGCTTGGGCAGTACGCAGCGGTGTCATAAACTTCAAGTTGTTGGTACCCGCCTCAGCCTCGGCTTGGGTTGCGATGACAACCTGAGCTTCTACTGCCTGAGCAGTGCGCAGCGGTGTCATAATTGTCTGGTTGTCTGTGCCAGTCTCAGCTTCGACTTGAGAGGCCCTGCCAGACAACGCACCCCTGTTGGACAGGTTTAGGGTAGACCCAGTGATAGCGCCGTAATACAGGACTCCATTCACTGTCTCGTTGCCGAGTGTCGCTGGCACAACAAAGCTCACCGATCCGTCAGAAGACGCTGTGACAGTCCAGACCCCATTATATCCATCTGGTGTCACACCCTTGATACTGATCACCTGACCAACGCCAATTGTAATAGCCTCATTGAACGTCACCGTGGCGATTGTCCCCACGCAGCTTGCGTTTGTTGTTGCGCGGCCTGCGCCAACGGCTAGACTTTGAACGGTTTCGCTCGGCTGGTTCTCAACAAAGGTTACGCGAGTCCCGTCAGAGTACACAGCACGTGTAGCGCCGTTTTGAATGGCGACACTGGTCGAGCTGGCGGCGTTCTTTACAATCAGGTTATAGACGCTATCCGCGCTCTGGTTCACAATCACCCACTGCCCCGCCACGCTACTGGGGATGACAAAGGTGACCGTCCCCGTGAACGCCGCCGTGCCAGTCTTGAGGCACATGTTCTGGTATTGATCTCTGGTCAGGGTGATACTTCCGTTCGTACCCGTCACGATGACAAACGACCCCAGTGCCTTGTCGATGATCTCCGAGTTGTCGTTGATGGGAGTACCCCAATTGGGCGATCCCAAGGCTATAATGTCGATGCCCTTGTTTGTGGTCAGTGTCATCAGATGCTCCTATTCGCAATTTCGAGGGCGCTGGCCACCGAGTCATCGGACGTGTTCAGCAGGCCCTCTGTGTGGGCGCTCAGGCCCCTTTTAGCACGTTCTGCGGCCATTACCAAGCGGTCTGCCTCAGCATCGTGGCTGCCCACCCTGCCGCCCGTCTTAAAGCCTGCGCGCTGGCCCTCAAGGTTTACCAAAGCATTCGGGATTGCGGAGTTTACCTGCGGAACCATACTGCCTGCGCGCCCCAATGCGTATTGGCTCAATCCAGCCAATTTTGGGCTGCCCATTGCCGCTGCGGCTATCCCGTGCGGCCCTTGAGTGGCAAGCATACCAAGTCCAGCAAGTCCGAAGCCCTGATAGGCTGGCGGCGCAATTTCTCTAAACGCCATGCCAGCTAGCATGGGGATCAGTTCCTTGCCTGCTACGGTGCCTTCTGAAAGTTTTTTCAAAAGGTCAAGGCGATCCTCCTTCTTTAGGAGGGTTAGCAGCTTTTGTATTCTGGCCGTCTCAGACAGGTTTTCATTGAGGCCAATGCCCTTCAAATCTTTAAAGTGCTGAATAAACTCTTGGTATCTCTCCATCATGTTTGCGTAGGTGGGGTCAGCCTTTGCAATTGTGTCCCTGACGGATTTTGCAATTTCACCAGCCGCGCCCGTGTTACCACCCAAGCGACTTGAGTTTATAGTGTCGTTCAGCGACCGTTTTAGAGCATCCAAGCCAACCGCACTTCTGTGCGCTGGATTTGGTGATGTTGCCACGTCATCGATCTGGCTTTTCATGTCGTTTAAGACCGCCCTGAATTGAGGGAAAAGTCCTGCTGACTGAAGGTTTGCTTCAACCCTTGCTACCGTTGAGTATATGTCACCCATCGGCAGTTCGTCTGTTGCGAGGTTTGCCTTGTCGCGGAGATAGGAGCTTTGCGCGTTGTCCTTCAACTCCTTCATCAGGTCAGCGCCAAGGTCTGAAACGGTGTTGATTGGCGTGTTTTTGCTTGTGCCACGCAGGAATGCGTTTCGCTCAATTTTATCGCCAGTGCGGCCAAGCTGCTGGCCAATACTAAGCGCAGCCGCTGGCGATCCAGTGGCCAAGGCCTGCGGTATTCTCAATGCGCCAGCCACAAAGCTGGGTGCGGCGGATACCGCTTTCGTGGCGATTGCCAGTGGGTCACCGAAGCTCGCCACCTTTGCGATCTTTCCAGCCAGCGGTGCCTTTGACACGAGGCCGATGCCTGGGACAACCGTGGCAACGTCCATACCAATGGCAAACGGGTCTTCAGCCAGCGTCTTTGCAAACTCGCCGTAATTTGTGTACCTGTCCTTGTACATGCCGCCGATAGCGTCAACTACCCGCTCTGCCTCAGCCTTCTCCGTGGGGTCTTGCTCAACGCCAACTGCGCCAGCCGCCTTGGAATACAATCCCTTACCGACATCACCAATGGCCGAAAGCGTGTCACCTGGGTTTACAAAAACTGCCTCGCCAAGCTGCTTGAGCGTATTCACACCGCTCCTTGGAATGTTGGTCACAGCCTTTCCCAGTACCTGACCGATAGGCATGTTGGCATACTCAGATGCGGGCATTGAACCTTCAAGCTCAGGTGTTTTAGCGGAAACTGAAGTTGCCGCTCCACTTGTGGATCGCTCAGGAACAGAACTTGCGCTTGGGTTTTGGAGGTCACGCATAACTTTTTCGTAAAGGTCGTTAGACCCACCAGTCGGAGATAACACGCTGGGCGAAGACGAACCGCTGTCCATGTATTTTGGAATTCTAAACTTTTCCTTGTCCATCATTTATCCTCCAAAATACCTTGAAATATCCCCAAGATTTTCAATCTCAGCTTCACTCATGCCGTTGTTCCTTAAATACTGAACAGCAATATTGTTTTTCTGCTGAGAATTTAGTTCTGTTCCAGAAAGCAACTGTAGGATTGTATAACCGCCATCGCCAATTGGATTAGAGCCTCCATATACAATTTTTTCCAAGGCTTTTTCTTCCGCCATGTACTGGCGTTGATAAGCCTCGCCAAAGGATGATACACCACCAGAATTTACTGTTCTGAAATCGTTTCCGTCAGCATCCTGATATTCAGAAAGGTAAGAATTCAGGTCGATAGCCCTCTGGTTTGCAAGAAGCGTGGATGCCATTATCTTTGCATTTGTCAAAGGTTCGTAACTGGCGTTGGCATTGGATTGCAAAACCAAGTCCAAAGCTTGTGCTGAATTTTGATTTGATCCGCCCGCCATTTCCAAAGATCGAATAATTGCAGCTTTTGTTGCAATTTCAGCATCTGTTGCACTTGATGAAAGTTCTTCCTGTCCAGCCATTCGAAGAATATCATTTGCAACTCTGATGGCTGCCGTTCTGTATTTCTGGAATACACCAGAGCTATCCAGTCCAGAAATTGCGTTTGTCTGAAGCATTAGGGCTGGAAGGCTGGCCCGTGCATTTTCAGAACCAGTCCTAGCGACCGTCATAATTTCGTCTGTGCGCGCTTTTGCAGCCGCAGGGTTCATGGAATAATTTGCTGTTTCTTTTTCAATGTAGCCCTTAACAAGAGGAGTGGAGAATATAGTGCCTTCTGCATTGGATGCTTTTTCAGCAGCAATATCCCGTATAATAGATTCAGTTTGAGGATTTTCCGAAGCTCTCAAATTTTCATTTCCAAGGTACTCGCCCAATGTCACCGTATCGCCGTTCAGGAGCGTAACCATTTCCAATCCATCTGCGCCAATGCGGAAGTATCTTTCCGAATTCGCAATGATATTAGTGCGAGCAGTCTCGGCCTGTGTCTTTGCAATATCAGCCAATTGACCCTCGCGGGCCATGTAGGTCTTGGCAGCACCTGCCACGCCCGCGCCGATGGCTGGCAACAGGAATGGGCTTGGGGATGACAGCATGTCACCGAGGCCCGCAAACAGCGAGAGCATGGCATTCTTATTCAGCCTGCCATCTTCGTCATACAGAACCCTGCCGAGTGCGTTGCGCTCCTCGTATGGCTTCACGCCGCCCCTGCGCCCTTGGCTGCCCGCTCCACCAGCAACACCGCCGCGAAGTGGCACAGGACTTCCATCCGCGCCAAGTGGCGTGGTTGAGAAGGTTGACAGACCACCACCGCCCTCTTGTTTCTCCATTGCCGTCAGCATCGCGTTGCGCTGTTCAGGGTTTAGTGCCGAAAGTGGCGTGTCAACAGGAACCCCCAATGCCGCAGCAACATTGTTGGCGTACGCCACAGGGTCATTATTTCCGTCACCAAATGGCGCGTACTTTGCAATGGCACTCCCGATTGTCTTGCCTTCATATACGCCGCTTTCAAATAGCAGAGCTTCTTGAGCTTTGCGGCCAGTCTCGTAGTCAGGGAAGACGGCAAATCGTCCATCCGTGCCAACAGCGCCGTACTTCTTGGCGAGGTCACCATACTCCATGTTGCCTGGGTTATTGTTCCTGAAGTTCAGGTTTCCTGTGACGCGATCTTTTGTGCCGTCAGTGTACATAACGTCAGTAAAGCCATCTCCGCTGCCGATCACACTTGCAATCTTGCGGCCTGTGTCCACTGCAGGCTTCGCTGGCACCACGGGCGCTGCCACAGGCGCTGCAGCCGCACCAAGACCCTCTGGACGTGGCTTTGGCCTCATCTGGCCATCGACTGGCGCTGAGACTGGAACAACCCCAGTGGGGGCGGCATTTTCGGCATTGAAACGATTTGCAGCCGCCATCCTGTAGAAACGGGCAGACTCATCTTCAACACCTGGCGCTCCCGCAGCCACGCCACCTTCAACGGGTCGTGGTTTCGGTCTTTGATCCACTGTAAGGGGGGCTGCGGCAATTGCGCGGTTTGCTGCGCGATTTTCACGATCCTCAGCCGATCCAACCAAATCCTGGGCGGCCAAGGCAGCGTTACCAAACTGGTCACGAGCAAAATCAACCATCTGGTTTCCAGTTTCAGGAAAGCCCAAAAGTCCAGCGCCCAAGCCGCCGATCTGAGATGCTGCTCCCAAGCCAAGTCTTGCTGGAAATTCAAGAGCGTCCCCTATGCGAGTTCCGACCTCTTGCACAGCGCTGACACCTGTGGGGATTACCTCAAGACTAGCTAGATATTCTGGCCCTGTCATTTCAGGTGGAGGCATACTTGCAGTAGAACCCATGCTGGCCTTTCTGGCCTCGCGCAGGGCAGCCTCACGATAGTTTTGCGCTATGTCACCGACAGTGCCGCCAATCTCGTCAAAGATTGAGGGGCGCGCAGGCGTCGCTCTGAAATCGTTAGGGCCACCCTCTGACGGCATGGCCAACGGGTTTTCTTGCGTGAACGTTTGCCGCGCAGTAAGCAGATCAGGCATCCCCTGATCCGCGCCGAGGCCATAGTAATCTGCGTCAGTAAATGCCTGAGAGGCATTAGCGCCAAGTCCAAGCAAAGCTTCGTCTCTGACGCGATCAAATTTGGACGAAATGTCGTTTGAACCAGTCTGCGTTCCTCGGACTGGCAGGTTTTCGTTAAACACCGAGTTTGAAGATGTTATTTGGTTTGCCGCGCGGCGTTCAGCGTCAGCAAATTTGGCGGACATAGCCTCTTGCCCAAGTGATGATAGGTACTCACCCAATCCCTTGCCTTCCCTGTCAGCCATAATGCGCGTGGCTTCATCACTGAAGATTGCAGGCATCTTCCTGTAGGAGTTATCAACGTCCCTTGCGGCTCCTTCATCGCGGGCCATGCGCATGTCGTTCTCAGCGGCTGCGGCCTTGCGCATGGCATCACGAATGCGTTCCTCAACTGCGCCATCAAGGGCGTAGCCGTGACGGCCAGCAACGCCACCAGTGGCGAATTTGTGGGCTTGGCTGTAATCAACAGTCTTGTAGCCATCGCGCCTTCCAACGGCCTCTGGGTGGTCGCGCTCCACCTCATCAGCCATGAAGCCAACGTGGGTCTGCTCGCGGTCATCACCCTTGTACTTGAAGGTATAGATTGGCAGACCTTTTTCAGTTTTACCAATTCTCTTAATATCATGCTTGAGGCGGCGGTCAGAGAATGGGATTATTTTGGCAATCGTTGCAATTGAACCCAAGGTGCTTGCGATATTGCCCAAGGCAGACTCTTGCTTCTCGGCTGGCTTTGCGGTCATCAGTTCTGGCTTGTCCTTACCCGCTTCCTGCGCAGCCAGTGTGCTGGAGAGGTAGTCACCGTGAAGCTTTGGCACCACGCCGCCGCCATCAGCATAGCCGCCAACAACACCACCACGGGCCTCCTTTTTGAGAAGATCACGGATTTCAACAACGCTCTTACCCATAGATGCAGCCGACTCCAGAGCGTCAGCAATGCCAGACTTGTGTTGAGCGGCGACAGCGGGGTCTGCCACCATCAACTCGCCGACTGGCAGGAAAGCCTGCGGCACATAGCTGCCCACGCCCACGCCTTGGCCGACTTTGGAGCCGTATGGCCCCGCCACGCCGCCGTCAGCAAACGCCTCGCCCTTGTGGTGGGGATGTACACCACCGCCCATGCTCTGAGCGGCCTTGTCATAATCAACGGTCTTGTACCCACTGGGGTCTAGGCCGACAGCATCTGGGTTTTTCCTCTCAACCTCGTCAGCCATGAAGCCGACATGGGTTTGGTGATGATCATCACCTTTGTATTTGAAGGTATAAATCGGCAGGCCGTTGTCTGCTTCGCCAATCTTCTTGATGTCGTGCTTGAGGCGGCGATCCGATAAGATTTGAGCGGGCTGCGTGGTTGTCGTGGTCGATCCAGACAGCGCGCCAGTCCCCATGGCGATGTTTGCCAAGAACTGCGCCACTTGGAATGGGTAGCCCTGCTCCTGCATGAACTGATTGATCAGGGCATCCTTGCCAGCCTGCTCAGTCTGCTGCATCTGCGTACCCGCAGCAAGCTGGGCTTGACCACCCTGTAGGCCCAATTGCTGCGCTCTAGCGCCAAGGTCTGCCATCTGTGTACCCGCAGCAAGCTGTGCCTGAGCGCCCTGTAGGCCCAGCTGCTGGGATTGAGCGCCGATGGACGCAATCTGAGAGCCGCCTTGCAGCTGACGCGCAAGATCGGCTTGGCTGGCACCAAGTGCCTGCGTGTAGCCTTGATTGTATATGTTTGCCATGGTCGAACCCATGGCCAAGTTCTGCTGGTTTGCAAGGTTTGCAGCGGCAACGCCAGCGCGGTCACCACCGAACGCGCCAGAGGATACGGCGGTACCCAGAGCGCCAGACTGCGCCTGCTCTTGCGCCTGCTCCATCTGCGCGCGGGTCGTGTCGGCAACATCCTTGATGTAGGGCGACATATAATTATCTATGCCTTCATAGGCTGGCCCCATGCCTGACCGTGTGGCCGATCTCGCTTCGGTCATATAGGGCTTGTAATCCCCAATTACGTCATTGATGCTAGAAATTCCAGATTGTGTGGCTGATGTTGCTTCGGTCATATATGGCTTATAAGCCCCAGACGCAGCGTTGATGTCCGACACACCCGCCAGTTGCTGATTGTTGAATTGGGCGACAAAATCCTCAGCCGTAGTCCCGTACTTTTGGAACGGGTTCTCAGCAACCTTTGCCGCCTGAGTGTTGACAGCGTTATACCGATCAAGGACATCCTGCGGGATGGTCACCTGATTGGTTGAGGTTGTTGTCTTGCCGCCCATTGGATTCACCCCTCGGTTTCAGGAACTATACCAGTCTTTGCATTATAAAGGAAGTACACACCCGCAGGCTTGCCGAAGGTTCGCTCGTAGAGCCTGATCTTTGCCTCAGTCCTGCTATTCGACAGAACGCCGATTGCCAGTGGCAAATCAAGCCCTTCAGCCATCCGTTTTGCAAACTCTGCCAGCTTTCGTGCGCGGCCACCCTTGGCGGCACGGTATTCTGGGTCAACATAGATCGCCTTTTCCTCAAGGACAGGCTCCGAACTGTACCACACGGGGCCGATATTCAGCAGGATCGCGCCCTCAAGCTTGCCGCCCACTTCGTCGCCAATGACGCCAACTACGCCGCCCTGCTGTGTCAGGGACTTGTACACTTGGTTTCTAAGCAGTTTGATGTCGGGTGCGATGAATGCATTCTCCTCTGTTGCGGCAATCGAAAGCCGCATCATCTCGTTAAAATCATCCGAAACGCCAACGCGAACCTTAATCTCATCCATTCTTTAATCCTTCTTTGGGCCAGGTAATTTTTGCAAAGTCTTAATTGTCTTCTGGCGCATCTTTTTCACGAATGCGTCCAAAATTTTGTGGCCGTGATCCATGTCACCCTTGCCAATCTCGACAACGTCTTCGGGTGGTATCACATATTCGCCGCCAGCCGCAACGATGGGAACCGAATCAACCTCTCCACCCTCAGCCTTGCGTGGTGCTGGGACGCCGTATGGCAGCCCGTTGGCACCATATGGCATGCCGCTCTGCCCGTATGGCCCCTTGCCAGAGAAGATGTTCTTGGCGATTTTGAATCCCGCCATGGAATTGCCTTCCCCCATGGCCGAGATGATGTCTGCGGGGATGACGTAGGAGCCAGATGCCACATGCATCGGAAGGTGGTCTGTGCGGCCCGCCACAGAGCTGTGGATGGCACCCTTGTGAACCTTTGTCCTTCCACCGCGCGCGCGGCCTTGGCGGGCCGTTCTGAGGGCTGCGGCGATAGCCTGATCCTGTGGGTGTCCAGCGTCCACCATCTCTGAGATATTATCAGAAATAGTTTCCTGCGATGATCCATGTTTCAGCGGCATTTTATGCTCCCTCAGAGTACGAGACAACGACAGTCATGCCAGTGCCTGGGTCAATAACAAGGCCGTTGTTGTACGGCATATTGATCACCGTCACGCCGATGGCGTTTGTCACGGCGGCAAGCTTGCTGGTCAGGCTGGATGGGTTGTTGCTGTCGTATATCACGCAGGCAGAACTGCCCGCGACCGAAATGCTGACCGAGGCGATCCTGCCCTGCCCGCTAGACACCAGTGTGGTGGTTGTCAGTGTGGCTGATCTGGCCACACCGTTAATCTTGAGGTACGTCTGCCCAAGCTGGTTCACCGAGGTGACAAGGTTCTTGGCGGCGGTAAGAATGTCTGACAGGGATGCCATCAATATTTTCCATCTGGTTGCAGTCTGTATCGGATGTTACCCATTCGCCAAAAGGTGTCCACTTGGCTGCCTGTGATCCTGATTGAGATCAGGCGCGCGCGAATTCGTGGCGAGATGTACTCAGTCTCTTTGTTTACGTTGTATGGCCCATAAACTCTGGGGGTCTGGCCTGGATAGTCCACAGCGTAGAACGTGATATTCACGTTGGCGTTGTCTTCACCGCCATAGTATCCCCACTTCATGTCTGGCCAGACCTGATCAAGGAAGGTCATATTGTCACCCTCACTGAGAGCAAAGTAACCAGTCTGGATGTATGAATCCATTTCCCTGCCAGCGTCATCCGTGGATGTTTCGTGCTGGTAGATGACCCCACTGGTCGCTCCGATTGGGGGGCCAAATACGCCCTGATCGATCCACGCAGTGCGGGTCAACGTACCAAAGTCCCACTGCTGAAGCAGAGTGTTGTACTTCACGTACTTCTTGGGGATGCCGTCCCCTGGTGATCCATCTGGGTTTTTGATAGGATAGTACCAAGAAACCTCGCCAAAGCGGCTGTTGGGTGCGCAGCGGACGTTATCCAGATAGTTTTCGTCTATATCTTGGAAAATTACGTCCCACACGGGACATGGAAGTGGCTGAACGCCACCGCCAGACAAGACAAAGAACTGGCTCTGGCTCATCCAGTACACGATGCCAGCCATGGTTCCCATGGCTTTCCTGCCAATCAAGCCACACCCCGCGCCAACTTCGTTGAACGAATATATCAAGGGAAGGTTGATGTACTGCATCGACCACAAATTTGTATCAGTCCACAAAAGGCCCTGCTGCGGCCCCTGCATGCCGCCGACAATTTTGGAACCCTTGGGGATGCGAAACGACCCCGCCTGATTGCTGACTGTGGCAACCCAACTGGCGAAGTTTCCAATGTCAGTCCAGCGCACCAAAAGGGGGTCTTGGATGCCACTGAATGTGCTGCCATACGCTATGAGTTGGCGCTCTGGCATGGCCACGAAGCAACCCTCATTGATACTCGGAGCGTACGGAACCACATCTGCGTGATCCCCCCCATTGATGGTGTCATAATAGAAAATGCCGCTTTTTGCTGGGCTTGCGATCAGGAAGCCGCCCCAGTTGTCCAAAGACCAGTCGGTGACATCAAGTGGGGCTGCCAAGTTTCTGTTGGTTGAACTGTAAACCCCAGGTGGGAAGCCCCACGAGTCCATTGTCACGGTGCCAGATGTCTCAGTCGCGTAATTTGCGGTCAAATCAAAGGAGAACGTACTGGTAGCTCCAGATGCTGCGGAGGTAACTATCCACGTCCCATCGTAGTTTGTCGTGCCAGTTATGGTGATTTGCGACCGTGGGGCGACATACAAAACCTGATTTACCGTAACTGTCGCCAAAAGACTGGCCGACGATATTGAAGCAATTGCAAGTTGACGGCCACCACTTGAGGTCACGCCAGTGCCAAATCCGCCCGCGCCAAACAAGCCGTCACCAAAACCATTTGGTGGGGGTATGTTCTGCCGACCAACGTAATAGACAATTCTGGCTGATCCGCCATTCATCGACACGGTTTGCGTCGATGTTGCAGAGTTCTCTCCAGCAATGTAGAAATCGTTTGCGGTCAATGTTGGTGTTTCAAGTACGATGTAATTTCCATACAGCCTCAAGCCGCCAACGATCACGGGGACGAGAATTGCAAATGTCGATCCAGCGGAATACCCGTGATTTGCCAGTGTCACCTTGATATTGATCTGCCCGCTTGTTGAATCAAACACGGGAACTGCACCACCGTTATTCACGGTAGCCGTGGCTGGAGTGGTGAGGCCGATAATGTTTCTGGCGACAACCTGATATGAGTCATCGCTTAAGGCAATTGGCGGGTAGTACCCAGACAGGACAATACCACCCACGCTGATCGGGGTCAGAATGTCTATTCCATCATAAGATGAAATGTTTGAATTGGTGTCATCAATAGTGACATTTGCGGAGCCACTCACTGTGTCAACCGAGACTGGCAAGTTGTAGGTGTAGACATTGGGCGATATGTCGGATGTGAAGCTGTTGGCCGTTGCAATATTAAGGCCATCTTCCTCGCCAATAGCAAGGTAAGAGGTGCCGTTCACGTCAGACCAAGAGTGAAGAGCGCGAACAATTGATGTTTGGGTGCCTTTGATGAAGCGAGTCCATCCGCCAAGCTTCTGGGGCAGACCAAGGCCCTGCCGATCAGGCACAAACCTGATCAAGTTGCTCTCAGAAATAGCCGCCTCATTCAGGGCGGGTGTCCTGTTCTGGTCAACACCTGGTATCAGCTTGAGGCTTGCGTGTGGCATTTATCAGCCTCGCGTTGGTGATGCTACAGGGGCGGGCGCTTGTGATGACCACGCAGCACCCTCGTACTTCTTGCGCGCCTCTTCAACCATCGCGGATTTGAGAAGCATGCCATACTGGCTCTCATAGCTCTGCGCCATCTGAGGATCGTCGGACTGCCTGCCAAAGTTGCGCTGATATGCCGAAATGTAGATCATGGATGCCATGATCAGGAGGTCTGGCAGGTACTGGCTGATGAACGTGACTGGCACCTCCTCTGACAGTGGCGCGGGGCGAACCGTACCAACCACCTCAACAAAATAGTCAACGTTAGGCACTGGCCCTACAAGGAACAGGGTGTCGTTGAATGGGGCAAAGTATTTTGGCTGTCCCCTGTTTGCAGAAATGGCAGAACCGAACACGGCATCCAAAAACTCTTTGGTTGCTGGCAGCAGCGGAACACGGGTACTTGTATTTGGATTTGTCTGCCCAGAGGGTGCGATCAAGTTGATCTGCTCGCTGACAACAAAGTACGATCCATCTGGAAGATTCTGGCTGAAAGACAGGTTTCTGTTTCCCGCCGTCAGCTTGTAGTCATTGCCATACAGCGACACCGATGTGGCCAAGAGGTCAAGGTCGCGGTTGATGCGCAGAGTGGCGTAGTCGATCATTGAGGGAAGAATTGCCAAGAAATTGACATCATCCTCCGCGACTACGGCCATCTCCGCGATCTGCGTCTTGTACGTTGCGTATGTCAGTCCAACCATGAGGTCACCTTACGTTTTCAGGCACTATAGACTAAATCCGCCACTTATCCAATAGACGTTGCAATCTCACCGCCGCAAGCGAAATACCCAATGCCATCGATCCAGTTGTCGATGTGGCTTGGGTTCGTCTTGATCCTCGCTGTCTTAAACAAAACCATCATCACGGCAACATCCTCTTTCTTGACGGGTATGCCGAGGTGTATAGACCAGTACTTTGCAATTATATCAAAGTTTTCTTCCGCATCCCCGTGGGTAGCGGCGCGATCCTTAGTGATGACATTCTTTGCCGTATCAAGGAGTTCAGATCTATTCACTTGCAGGCACCATCGATCATGGCGATCAGGGTCGCTCCAGTCACAACGGACTTATCGCCGCCATCTTCGGCCAGCGAGGCGGCATGCTTTGCTCTGGCTGCGGCTGTGCCATCACAGATTGCGTTACTGCTTACCACGCTGGCGCAGCCACTCACGAAGCACAGCAGGGTCATCACTAATATTGCTCTCAACATCATCAATTTCCTTTCGGGTTTTTATATATGTGACAGAAGACTGCTGGCGTTGATCACGCCGACCAGCCATCCATGCGGCAAACAGGAGGGTGGCAATCCCCGCAGCAAACATCGCGGCGCGCTTGATCCACCCAAACATCAGCGGTCACCGTCTGCCCACTTGCGGAGGCGCTCACGCATGATCCACAGCGCGGCCAGCACCACCACCCCAGCGAATGCCAATGCCACGATCTGGGCCGTGCCATCCAGCGAGCCAACGGCTGCAATGCCCGCGCCAGCGCCAGATACGATCTGAACAGCGGATGCCTGCACGGTGGTGGACTGCGCGGCGCTTGTGCGCTCCTCAGGTGCCTTGGCCTTGGTTTCCCACTCGCCCACGGGGTATGCCTTTCGGTCAAGCTCAAAGTGAGGGCCGTCCTTGAGTTTCTTCCAGTCACCACCCCAGTCGAGTTCAATACCCAAATCTGCGGCAGCCTTCTTTACGGCGGGGCCAAGCTGGTTATACAGCGGCCAGTCGAAGGCGGCCTTTCCATTGGGGCCGATGGGCAGCAGGTCAACTGCGTGGCCCGTGATGTGGCGGCTATCCATGGTAAAGGAAGCCTTGCTCTCCACCATCTGTTTCTGGCGCTCAACCGTGCGCAGCCCCTCAATCACCACAAAGTCCAGCGGGCTGTCTTGCAGCGCCTTATCCAAAACAAGGCGAAGATCGGGGTGAATACCCGTCATGTTCTTCAGGCTGCGTGATCCAAATATGCGTGTCATTTTCCCACCTTTGCGATTAGGGCTTTAATATCATCTCGTATTTCGGCCAGCATGGAATTCGTCTCGTTGCGCGAGCGTTGCGTGGCCTCCATGTCTTCCTTGCGCTGATTCCACAGCCGCCTGATTTCCTTACCGTTTTCGGCGCTGCTGGCCTCAAGGCGGACAAGCCAGACAACCACGGCCACCAAGCTGACACCAATCGGCCAGTATGCAAAAATGCCTTCCATCTTTAGCTCCTCAGCAGGCCATAAGGACGCACGGTACGGTGTAGGAGCCGTCAGCGTAGGTTTCGGATGCGTGAGTGGATGTGACCTTGGCTACGGTTTTGGATCGCACAATGTCATCACCCTGCGGCTTGGCGGTGCCATCACCTGCGGACATCAGGAGTTCGCCGCGCTGGACGGTTGTGCCTGCGGCGATGCGGATGACCATGTCGCCAGTCATGCCCAGAAGGATGTCGTTGTAGCCGTCATCCTCGCTGTCCCATGCGACGAACACACCAGCGACATCGACATCGCCACTTACGTTGCTGACCTGAATGCAGTTAAGCTGCTCGTTTTCCTCACCGTCCCAGTAAGACATCTGGTCAAGGTTTGACATGACCGTACCTTTTAGAAGGTCTGGGCGGGAGTTGTCGGGAAGTTGCGCCCAGCGCGCTAAGTGGCCACCGTTAAACGATACGGTCGTGCCAGAAACAGAAATGCTGCCCTCAGAAGTGTTTGCTTGACGAAACGAGACCAAAGTTCCATCGTCGGTCAACCTGTTTACGATTTGACAGGTATTCGCAGAAACAGTGTTGAAGAATATTCCCGATTGCAAGGATTCAATACCCGCCACCGTAACGTCTGATGCCGTTTTACCAACCAAAACTGTACCAGTGCCGTCGATGCGAACACGCTCAGTGCTATCGGTGTCTAGAATCATTTGCGTGGCATCGCCTGTGCCATCGCCAATAGAACGTATGCGAACAGCGCCGCCCGTTTGCGATCCCTCGCCAGAACGGAAACTCTGGATCACAACCTGTGTGGCTGTGCTGTCGGTACCCGTGTCAGTAAACCCACCCGTGGCCGCAATGGTACCCACAACGTCCAAGGCCTCCACGGGGTTCCCCTTGTTGATGCCAACGCTTCCAGTGGACTCAATACGCATATTTTCTCGAACTTGAACCCCAGCATCGGTGACTGTCTCAAAAATGAGATCACCATCGGTCAGGCGCACTCTAGCGTCTATATTGGTCGTGTCTGTCTCAGCAAAAAGGATACTTGGGGAGGTGCTTTCTAGGCGCGCGTTGCCGATAACATCAAGTTTGGCTGCGGGACTGGATGTCCCGATGCCCACGTTTCCAGAGCCATCTATCCTGACGCGCTCAGTGCTATTCGTGTCTAGTATCATCTCTGTGGCGCTGCCAGAGCCGTTACCGACTGATCTTATGCGGACAGCGCCACCAGTCTGAACTCCGTCACCAGAGCGGAAACTCTGGATCACAACCTGTGTGGCTGTGCTGTC